CGATCATAAACAGATGTTGTGCTGGCTACGGTCATGCCTGTTCCCAAGCCAGGGAAGCTATTGGTTCCTACAAGGTTTCGGTTCGCAACCGTCCCACCATAAAGTGAATTAGAAACTGAAACTAGTTCCAATTCAGCGTCAGGCCCGAAAGCGAAAGTTGTACGAAGGCTTAATTCATCAGAGTCATTTACAAAGAACTCTATACCGTCAAAGGCCGTATCAAGTTGTTCGTTTAGTTCTGAAGCCAATTGTTCAGCGGTGTAAGTGTCTGCAACAGCCACCAGTGTTTTTGATTTCAAAATTCCGTTTATCTTCCATTTGAAGAAAACCGGATCATCGAAAACGTATGGTCCTGCCACTTCCGCATTAATTTCAATTTGGCCACCAGCCGATGGGGCGTCTACAGTTGCAGTTGTAGCTGCTTCGTCGCTAACTGCATCAATATCGGCAACACGAACCACATACAACTCATTGGCTACCAACAAATACTGTTGGGCAGCGTAAATGAGATAGGGGTCGCCATCCTGTGGATGCGGAAAGCCAAAAACAGTGTTTAACTCTCTAGTTGTTTGAATTAGAGTTGGAATATTGATTGGCCCTTTGCTTGCAAAGCCAACAACCCCAGCCCTATGCAAGGTTCGCTCTGGCTGAATAAAACTTAAATCGTTTTCAGAAATACGAACACTAGGGCTAATTGTATTTGACGGAGGAAAACCTCTTAAAATTGCCATAGTTTATTCTCCCTTGGTTTCTTTATGTTTCTTTACCTTTTTTGTGGTGATAAAACCCATTTTTTCAATTCGATCAACATATTCTGTAGATCGCTCATCCTCTAAATAGTATGTATGTTTTCCCTTGCCAATTCCTGGGATTATTAATGTAGTAAATGCTTTACTCCCACTACCGGGGACTCCAACCCTTGATCTCACAACCAATTGGACAGGAGCGCGGGTTTTATTTTTAATTTCTATCATCCTCAACCTTTACTTCTATTTTGTCGATAACTTCCTCAAAATCTCCCTCAGTAGTTGTTAAAGCCACATCAGTTTTCATATTTAACACAGCTTTGTTTCTTGTTATCGGTTGAGGTATATATGTCTCAACCGTCATGTTCCACTGATATTTTAATACTCTTTCTGCTTGATCTCCTGGTTCGTTATCCATATCCCCGGCAGAGGAGTCTAATCGGACTACCGTTTCCCAATGAACTCCTCGTATACTTATGTATCCAAGCGGGCAAATTTTCGGTAAAACCTGCTCTATAATTTGATGCATGTCTTCTTCATATCTAGTCCAAGCATACATCGTGTATGTGATGGTTATTGGCAAACCAGGAGCCACACCGAAAACCGTACTTCTTTCTATTCCACCCTCATTTGCAACAAATCCTGGCCTTCCCTGTGCGTCCCTAAAATAATTTTTTGCCTTTGGATAAATGTATTTTTCTTGGTTAAACTCAACATCGTCTGAGTTTATAGACATCATCGGCAACCGAAGACGATCTAACGTAAGCGACCCATCATCTGGCACGTTGTCTTGTAGTATTAAAGCAACTGCCCTTTCCTGACGCCCCCATACGATTGGAACTGGATGATGTTTGCCAAAGTCATCCTCAACAGTTATATCGCTAAACAAATCCAGCATCGCTTCGTTGCTTCCACGAATCGCTCTGGTGTAACGATAAATATGCGTCCTGCTTCCGGTTTGGTTTACAATATGACCCAACTGCATTGGATCACACGTCCTGCCTCGTCCAAATCCGGTTTTTTGATAAGGGGATATTTCTTGGAGCCAACTGGCTTGAGGATCAGTTGCCACTCTGGCTTGAGTGTCATCAAATTTCCCTAAACATAGTGGCTTTCCAAATTCATCACAATAAATTGGGGGTGGGTCTGTATCGACACTATCGTTGACACTACTTTGTGGATTACACGGATTTAAGGATTGACTTCTATCTATAGAGTTTTTTGTGGGGTCCATATTTAACGCCTTTGTACTTAGTTATTTATATGAAAGCGTTCAAGATTAGAAAAAAGAAATACAAGCAACCTGTCTTTATTAAAGAGGTAATGCCCCAGGAGCATTTGCCAAAGCCCAAAATGCCGTACAAGGTCTTTTTCAAACCAGTAGAACACAAGGGGTGGGCAGAAGTGTTATGGGAAGATGGAAAGCCTACACTCCGGTATCATCAATATTAAAATCGACTTTCTTTTGGGTAACTCGCCCCTGACGATCTGTAGTAGATTCTTGCCATTTCATGCAGAATAGTTTAAGTCTCAATGCTCCCCACATTGCCCATTCACCCCTTGTTGGCTGTATAATTCTCCAACTTTCCCCAAGATGGGGAGTATGAAGCCTGGAGCCCACCTTTGGAGCATGTCCTATCTTGCTAACTACATCTTGGTAATTAAATTCAAAGGCCATATCTTCTACGCCCTCAATCCCAAACATATTTTGATAATATTGAGCGTCCATGGGTTCATAAAGCCCCCATAGTTGAACTGGGTTTTGTGAAAATATCTTTCCACGATCTTCTCGGTGGATTGGGTCTAGGGTTTGAGTTTGAATGAAAAGTTCATAATAAAAGATAGGAGAGCCACCAATTCGTATTACCTCCGCATCCCACTCGTTAAATAGGCAATGCTCCACATTGCCCGGATCAAATTGTTGTAAACTACCAGACACTTGATAGGGTGACCCATCTGCGTTACGAAGTACCATTGCTATTCAACCCCAGGTAAGGCGTTATATCTATATCTCCACCACCGGCAGGTATGGTTACCGATGCCACGCTGAACCGCTGAACCCATATCAAGTTCCCCCCACCATCAGTTACATAGTATCCATAAATCACAACCGGGCCACTGGTGAATGTAAATGTTTGTACGGAATTATAAGTCGCAGTAGAAACGCCACTTACCGTTGTGAAATCCCAGTTGGCGGCATTTAGCGCAATGGCCGAATAGCCAAAGCCAGACGCTTCCGTATAGTCAGATACAGTATCGCTATCTTCTGGAGTTTTATTGTTTACATACAGCCTTAACGTCAATATACCTGGAGCATCATCGCCGGTTACAAATTGCAACATTCTTATTTCTGAAGCATCGGGCACCAAAAAACTCATTTGTCCTCCTCTAATAGATATGATTAACGCCTATATATTTGAGTATGGTCATTAAAAATAAAGACGGCACGAACTATAAATTAAAAGGCCCAAACCCAGTTGCATCTAAGCAGAATCATTGGGATGATAATTTTGAGATGCACAATATGGAATGGGAGGAGGTAGAACTCCCAGATGCCGACGACGTTAAAAAATTCAATAGCGACTTTGAGGTAAAAGACGTATTTTCTGAACCAATTGAAGTTGCCATACCGGAAGAGAGGCCAACAGTGGCCGAGACGCCAGAGATTGTTGACAAATTAAAAGTAAACAGAAAAGAAAAAGCAAAAAACATTGTCGATGTGTGGGTTTTGCCAGCCCAAATAGAACATAATCCAGAAGCCGAGCGCGGCAAGCAATATACAATAAAGTATTTTGACAAAAAGTTAGTTGAATCTATTATTGTTCACAACGACACATTTCACATGGTATTTTGGACAAATGTTGATTTCTGCAAGTGTGGGTCGATTATTTATCTTTGGAGAAATAGCGAGGGCGACGTGTTGAGAGAATCTAGTTGGTGGAAAGTCGATAAGGTGCTAGATGAAACAGAGGACGAGAGGCTTAAAAAATCTGGTGGCTTCATTCATGTGTGTGTTCCATCAGAATACACGCCGGATTTTAGCGATTAGTCTCTGGTTTAATTGTAACTGTAATGCCGTGTTTGGATAATTCTTTTCTATGGTCTTCCACAGATTTCTCATATCCACGTTGAAAAACATTTCCAATTAATTTTCCAAAACTTTCAGAATCCTTGTCCGTTACCAAGAGCATTGCCAATCTTTCTATGAACTCTTCGTTTTTGGGATATTTGTCTTGAAGAATGTCTGCCATGTATTTTTTAATCACATGAACTTTTGGATTTTTAAAAAGTGCGCTTAAATCAGTCATAATTTACCCTTTGAAACATCCACGGCAACTCAACAGACTCTTCCAGCCCTCCAAGGTATTTCATAGCGCGTAAAAGTTCGTTTTTTTCTGCCTTGGTCAAACGCCCGCTGCTTTCCAACGAATGTAAATGTTGTGCGAATTCTTGTCTATATTTTAAACTTGTTTGCAACTTTCTTATTGCAGTTGGTTCCAAAAGCGATCTAGCAATTGTATGATACACATTGGCTGTTGGTTCTGGATTTACCTTCCCAGGCATCCCAACCGGCTTTGGTGTCATTGTCTTGCCCACAGGTGGTTTCTTACTGGGGATAGCTTCCTGACCTTGCGCAATCCTAAAGTTGTTTACTTTATTTAATAGAGTTGGCATTGCATCATTTATTTTTTTAACTTCCTCCGCACCCGAAACGTCTTTTATTCCATCCATATAATTAACAAACGCCTCATATCCCGAATCTGTAGCAATGTCGGCAATTCTTATAGTCTTGCCTGCAATTTCTGTTTCGCCCTTTTCCATTAGATCATTAAGAATGGTAAACCCTTTGTCAGGCTCTTGTTCGGCTGGGCGACCTTCGTGTGCTGAGTAGGGTTTGAAGTGAGCCAAAACCATCTGGAAGATGAGTGTGTAAGGAATTCCTAATCTATCAAGATTCTCTGGCAGTTCTGAAAGTGCAGAGGCAAGTGCGGAGTCTTCATTTAAGTGTATGTTTTCTTCTTCATATCCTTGTTTGGAAGCCCAAGTCGCTTGCATTATATAAAACTTTGTCATTAACTCTTGTATGATTTTACTAATTGCTTCGCTTCTTAATGTAATTTGAACTAAGGCATCCTTCTTTTGTATTGCTTCTTGTTCTTGTTTCCAAGCATCACTGTCAAGTTCCCCCATCAGCCCCTTCATGTATTGAATAGAATGTCCAATGTGGCCTCTACCAGTGGTAGCCCCTTTTAATATATCAATCCACCTTCTTGAGCCCGATCCAGTCACAACTTTTGATTGTTCTAGTGGGTCTAATCCTTCTTCTTCCCACTTCTCCCTCTGCCGTCGTGTGCCTCCAATTACGGATATGTTTGTTTGCCAAACATCCTTGGCTATGTCTGTGGCTTTTGTCACCCTGTTTGCAGAGTTTTTGTTTATATCTGCTACTTCTTTTCCCCTTGCTTCTCTAAAGGGCGTATATCTTGGGTCGTTTAAATTTTTGATAATATTTTCTCTGGCAGCCTCAACTATGTCCTTTTCCAAAAGCTGCATTACAATGCCTTCAATGCTAAATTGAATTTTCGGGCTTCTTATAAATCTTT